CAAGTCGGAGTTGCGGCTGCTCCTTGCTGCGTGACCGTGATGTAATAAAGCGTCCACGCGGAAAGCGTAATGGCAGTAAAGTCAGATGCTAACTGATAAACGGAGCCGCCTTGATTCGCGCTCGTCAAGGGGCCGATTGTTCCTTTGTCAGCAATAAGCGAGCCGGGACGATAAGAGGCCGAGGCGTTACGAATGCCAATGCGCATGAGCGTATTCCCGACTGCTACAGGAGTGTTTGCGTCAATGCTTTGAGTGTTGGGTCGCACCCCTACGTTGATGAGTGGGAAGTCAAACGCGAACGCGACCGGTATGCAGTACTCGCGTCCCTCCGTTAGCCCAGAGGTTGCTACGGCCCGGTTTGACAAGCCAATCTGAAAGTAGTCGTTCGTAGTTCCGGGAACAACAGGCAGCACGCTCGTCGTTGTCGCAAGGTTGGCGGGCTTAATCGCTTTTGCTTTAAGACCAATCACGCTAGGCGAGCGGGGGAAGCCACCATCTACAGCTCCAACGTCAAAGAGTGTCGTGTCCAAGGAGCTGGAGTCGAGCGCCACATTGGTCGTAGCCCCGAGCGCGAAGCCCGAGTAAGTGTTGCTAGCAGTGACGAGTCCTTTGTGTCCACCGCTAATCGGCAGGCCTGAACTGGTGCCGTCGGTGGCGTTGAAGTTAAGGCTTAAAGAACCAAGACTGGAGCTGACCTTAAACGCTGGGTCAAGGGCGCGCCAATACGCGTCCGTGCTTGTCAGGGCGGGGGTACGTGGTGTGGCCGCCGTAGCCGTATGAGCTTGGATACAGACGACGTAGTACGTGGTTGCGCTGGTGAACTGGACAACGTCGTTCACAGCGTAGGTGGTCGTGGCGCTTCCCGTTGGGGTTGTCCAGACGCCAACGTAGTTCAGGCCAACGCCCCCGGACAGTCCCGTTGGCCCTGTCGCCCCTGTCGCGCCGTTGGTTCCGTTGGTTCCATTGGTTCCATTGGTGCCTGCGACGCCTTGCGGTCCAGTCGCGCCCTGTGGACCCTGCGGCCCTGTTGGGCCAGCGACCGTAGACGCAGCTCCTGTTGGGCCGGTCGCACCAGTGTCGCCAGTATCTCCCTTCGGGCCGGTCGGTCCAGTTAGACCAGTGGGGCCAGTTGGTCCAGTTGGACCTGCGACGCCTTGTGGCCCAGTGCTACCCGTTGGTCCAGTTGGACCCGTTGCACCAACCGAGCCTGTCGCGCCACGATCAGCAAACAACGTCCACGTACTGCCCTGCGTTGGTGTGACTGGTGTTGGTGGTCCGCTCGCTTTAAGGGCGAGCCACGTAGCACCGTTGTACGTGACGAGACTGTTGCGCAAGTAGGACGATGTGCTCGACCACACCCCGCGAGGTACCAACTGGTCCAGGCGGGCCGCCATTAGTAATCCTCTGGCTCGGTTGTGGACAACGGGTCGGGTGGAGCCACACGCTGGTACGTCGTCGTGGTCCGCTTGATAAGACCAGTGCCACCAACCGCTACCCACACGCCGGGGGCGATGCGCGGCAGGCGGCCCTTCGTTGTGTAGTCCGGTCCCGTGACCTCGTGGTGTTGGCCACGAATAAAGAACGCGTCTCCCATCTCGCGCCGGTACTCGGCCTGTGCGCACGTGGCGTCGCGTAGGACGACCTGCTGCCAGTCGGCAAGGGTCGTGGGGTCAAACTTGCGGCCCGTCGTAGCGAAGGTGTTCTCGCTGGTTCGCTCGACCGTATTGACGACCACGAGGCCGTCTAGGTCTCGCTCTGCTTTCACGAGCAGCACGTTCGCCTCGTTGTCCGGCAGGTCGGTGGAACTCAGTCCTGTGTACGTCCGTAGGTCTGTGGCGGTCGCGTAGGTCGGCACGGACTGATCGTAGTTGGGGTGGTGGACGCAGGTGCGCCACCCCCGTCGCCCCGCAGGAGGACGAGCGGGGCGACGAGAGTGGCGCGGTGCGACCTAGGCGTTCTGAACGCTAGCGATGGTGGACGGGTCGGGCTTGTCCGGGTGATCGCTGTAAGTCCAGTTAGGAGTCGGGCTGCTCGTCTTGCGTTCGCTGACGGTCGCCTTCTTCCTCGCCTTGGTAGCGGGCTTGGGGACTGGCATTACGAGGCGTCCACAATCAGGCTGAATGCCTTGTTCACGTCGTGGATGGCGAACCCGGCACGCATCTCCCAACTGACAGCGGTCTTGCCCTGCTGCCAGAGGTTCTGCACGGTGCCGCCAACGTCCACGCTGGCCTGATCTGTTGTCCGGACAACGACGTCCGAACGGAGGACCGCGACGGCCTGCGAGAAGTCACCGACAATGCCGATGATCTTGTTCGCGCCTGCCGTGTCCGAGAACTTCGACAGGTTGGACGAGTACGAGATGGGCAGCCCGTACAGGCTGTCCGGCTCGCGCTCGAATCCGGGGGTGTAGACGGGGTTCGTCGTGTCGTTGGACGAGCGAGCGTCCCGCATGACACCACGACCGTCCGACGCGAGAACGATGCCGCTTGGACGGTACCCGTTCGCCTCTACCTTCGTGAGTGCGGCACTGACGCTCGACGCGAGACCAGCACCACCGGAGACGTACTCGTTGGTGGACGAGCAGGAACGCAGCGCCGTGTCGAAGGACGTGGTGAGGTTCGTGCCGTTGCTCTTGCCAATCGCGTGTGCGTCCACGAGGTCGGCGAGTGCGCCCTGTACGTCGGCGTTGATCAGGATGCGCGGGTCCTCGACTGCGTCGGCGAGCATCTCGTCGGTGTAGAGGACGACACTGGCCATCTTCTTCACGTTGGCGACGATCTCGCTGAACTCAGCGCCGGTCGCGGTCTTGGCGGCACCCTCGGCCACGAACGACGCTGTGGGGCGTCCCGCGTAGACGGTGTACCGCTGCCGCTTGCCGGGAACTCGGTCCACGCGGCACAGTTGAAGGATGGCGCTCTCGCGCAGGAGTGCGTCTTGGAGGGTCTGACCGTACGTGTCGCGGACGAGGTAGCCGCCCGACGCGTCGGTGCCTTCCAGAAGGGGAATGGCGTTGGCCATGATTGGTTCTCCCTGAAGTGAGTTTGGACTTGTCTGTCGGACCGTCGGCGGTAACGCCCCGCGGCGATGGTTGGTCCGTTACCAGTTAGCTCTCTCGTGCTGCCCTACCGTGATGACGCCCGGCGGCGAGTGGGTCTGAGGGAGGTCTGGTGAGGCGAGCGTATCAGGGGGCGGCGGCGGAACGTCCACCACGACTCCGCCCCGAGCCAGTGGTGGACGCCGTGTAAGTCTAGTTGCCGCGGCGAATGTAGTTCAGCAGGTCTTGGCCAACGGCGGAGCGAGGGTCGGGGTTGCCGTCCTTGTCCGTTGGGAGAGCTGCTGTTGTGCCGCCCAGTGGTCCGGCCATTGGACGGGGGCCACTGGACGTCTGGGCTACGAGGTGGGGCTTCGCGTCGGCGAGCGTCCGAACCGCTGTAGCGGCGCTGTCGTACTCGCTTACACCGTCTAGGTCAATGAGGGCAACGGCGTCCTCTGGGTCCGCGAACCCGGCGGCGACGGCGGCGCTACGTACCCACGCCCCGCGCTCAAGTTGCTTCACGAGCGCGTGTGCGCTTGCCGCGTCTGCCTCTGCTTTCTCGCGGGCGACTCGCTCGCGCTCGACCTCGGACAAGGCGGCGTCCTCTTGCTCCTGTTTCCACTTGCTCAGTTCGTCCAGTTGGGAACGCAACGTCTGGTTCTCCTGTGTAACGGACCGGAACCTGTCGAGCGGCACACGCTGCTCGGTGGGGTCGTCAGTGGTCGGGGTGGTTACGTCCGGGGTTGGTACCGACAGGCCCGCGAGGGCGTCGTTGCTGCTGTCCTGTGTGTCAGTCATGTGGTTGTCCTCCAGTTCGACGGCGACTGGCGGGAACGCTACGGCGCGTTGCGGACGGGTTACGCGCCTGGAACGGTGACGGTCGGGCGTTGTGTGGAGATCGTGACGGGGGTGGTGCTGCCAGTGGTCGAGCGTTCAGTTTGTATGCGCGCCACTTCCTCGGCAACTTGGTCGCTTGTCCAGTCGGGCCGCCACAGGCCGACGGCACCCTCCAGACTTACTACCTCCGCGCCAACGAGGGCGGCAATGATTTCACTGGTCTGCTTGTCGTCGCGCATAAGGCCGTCTGCTCGCCGTACCGTTGGGGGCGTGTCCGCGTCGGCCCAACGGCGACCGAATCCACCCTCGGTTGTGGGACGCCCGTCAATGATTGCGGCGAACCGTAGGAGCCGGGCCAAGCCCTTGTCAAAGTGTCGGCCCTTGCCGCTGGCTTCCAGCAGGGAATGGCTCATACGAAGGCGCAGAGCTGTACCGCTCGTGGCTCCGCCGTCTAGTTCTCGACCAACCATCTGTGGCGCAATACCGGCGTACGCGAGGGTGCTGTCGAGCAGGTGGTCCACCCACGCTGTGACGGCGGCGCTGTCGTATTGGTAGTCAATCATCTGCAAGGGCTTGGCAGCGTCGCCCATCATTTCGTCGTCTGCCTGTCGCACAAATACGTCGTCACCGTCTACGAGCTTGCCGTTGCGGTCTAGGTACTGGGCGTCCACGAGTGCTCGCTTGCGGCCTGCCAACTTGAGGTTCTGCTGGGCAATGGTGGTCGCCTCGTTAATCGCAAGGAAGCGAGCCTCTAGTCCCCTGTAGTCGCTGAACCCTCGTGTGGGGTCGGGGCCAAGGCTGTTCGGCACGAACGCTACGAGGGCTTGGTCTATGCCCGTCGTGACAACGTCCATGCGGCCCTCGGTTGGGCCGAAACTGTCGAGCGGTACGGGGGTGCCAATGCTGCTGTTGGTTCCTCGGTACAGGGTGCTCGTGATCGTGCCGGGGTCGTACGACTCCAGCAACCGCATGACTTCTCGACCTGTGACGGACCACTCTGTGACGAACGTGGCACCCAGTACGAACCGTCCGTGGAAGTGTGGGATCACACGCGACGGTGAGCACCACTCAATGATCGGGCTGTCTTGTAGGGCGGGTTGGACAATGACTCGCCCCCACACTTCTCCCTCACTGCTGCTGATAAGGGCGGCGCGGACAAGTTCACTGGCAAGGTCGTTGTCCGAGACGAGAGCGTCCAGTGCCTCTTGGTCTGTGTCGTTGCTTGCCGTGACGTCGGCGGGTTCCCCGAAAAGAAGGTTCGCACTGGCCCGGCTAATCATTCTTGGCAACGGACTAAGGATGTACGGGTGCGCCCAGTTCACGCTCGCTTGCTGCCGGACCCTGTCCTCGTCGCTGTCGCGCAGCGCGGCGAACAGTTCGACTTCTTCCCACCTGTCTGCGAGGGCGGCAGGTGGCCACGTGTTACGTCCAAGCAGTGTCGTGTTGATGGACGAGATGACTCCCACGCTCGTAGCGTAGCGGTCGGCGTGGCGGTGTTAGTCGTCTGCTGTGCCGCGTCGGTCGTGAGCTGCTGCTGTCCACCGACCCGCTCGACCAGCGAGCAGGGCCACAAGGGAGTCGGGGCCGTGGTCGCCCTTGCTTGTGTCGTTGGGGTTGAGGGCGGGCTTGCGTACCTTGCCGGTCTCGCTGTCGCGTTCCAGTCCCTTCAGTTGGGCGAGCAGTATGTGGCAACGCTCGTCAATGAGTAGGCACCCGGACAGGTCGCTTGTGGTTGTCCAGTCGTCGGGTACGGCGGCACTGGCTTCCAGTGACCGGCGAATGAACGCAACGGTGTTCACGCCCCTGCGTTCGCCGCCGCCTTCTTTGAACTTGCTGAACGGCACGCGTACGTGCTTGGTTGGGTACTTGCCGGGGTGTTGTGCTCGCCGGTTAGCTAGGACGCTCGTGAACGTCGCATTGGTGCCTGCGGGGGCGCTGTCGGCGCGACTGGCTGTGAACGTAGGGGTCGGGTCGTCTGCTGGGTTGTGGCTCAGGATCGCGTCCGCTGCTCGACTGGGTTCCACGTGCGATTGGACGAGTTCGTCCACGACGTACACGCCCCCGCCTGGCAGGGGTAGGGCGTACACCGTGAACGTCTGGAAGTCTCCCCAGTCGGTTCCGAACTCGTAGCCCTCGGCGCGAAGTTCCGCAAGGGTGTCGTCTTGGTTGGCGAGCACGTGTGCGAGCCGTACAGCGGCGTTGATCGCGCTCGTGGGGTACACCGTGACTGCCGTGTGGCCCGCGAGGGCTTGGTCTGGTGTGTCGGGGTACTCGGCGTGGAACTCGTCGTCGCTGAGGTAGTCGGCGCGTTGTGCTTCGCGCCACTCGGGCGTTCGGTCGGGTCGGGCGTTCCAAGGCAGGAACACTGGGCGTACACCGTTGCGGCCACTGTTGGCGTCGTCCCAGACTTGGGCGAAGGTGGCACCGTCGCCTGTGGTGCCGTTGCCAGTGCTTATGCCGACGAGCTGTCCGCCGCCTTCGATGGTTGGTTGAACTGCCGTCCAGATGCCTCGGGCCGTGCCGTTCTTAGCGAAGGCAAACTCGTCGAGCACAACGAGGGTGGCGGTCTCTTGTCGAGCGGCGGCCTCGGTTGCGGGGAGGGCCACGAGTTCGGCGTCTCGGGCGGGTAGCTCCAGTGCCGTGACACTGTCGCGTCCTGTGTGTTGCCGCGCCCACGACGGGAGGCGGTCGTGGATTGCTTTCACACGGTCGAGCAGTTTCCCGGCGTCGGGTCGGTTCTTACAGAACACGAGCACGCGTGCGCCGGGGGTCTCGGGGTTGTAGGCCGCCAACCAGAACCCGTAGTGAAGAACGAGCCACGTGAGGCCAAGACGACGGGCTTTCAGCACCCAGACTTTCTCGTGGTCGGCAAGGGTGTCGAGCACTTCCAACTGGGCGGGCCACGGAACGAATGGCAGTGGCGCGCCTCGGGGTGGTTCCACACTGCCGTACGACGAGACGAAGTAGCGGGCGTCCGACGCTATGCGCTGTAGCTCTCGGCGGACCCACGCGTCGTTCAGACTTGGGTTGCCAGCCAGCTCCAGGCGGGTCGTGAGGGGCATACGACGGACGGCCTGTGGCACGAATCCGGCAGCGCCCTCGTGTTGGCGTTGCCACGTGGACAGGGACACGGCCTGCTCTGTGGACAGGCTCGCTACCTCTGCTCGTGTGAGTCCGCTACTCGCCGTGTCCGCTGCCGTCATCTAATCCCAGCAGGTGCGCTCGGGCGGCGTCGCTGCTAACGGTTGGCGCTGCCGTGTCCTCCTGTCGCTGCCACCTGCCGTACTTGCCGGGTTGTGTTCGCTCTAGGTACCACGCTGCCGCTTGCCACGTGCCGTCTTGTGCGGCGCGTCGAATGGTTACGAGGTTGGCGACCGTGACCTGCGCTCGTGCTCTTTCTACAGCGTCCGTGAAGTCCAGATAGGCGCGGTCGTTCCGGTTGAGCGCGTCGGGGTTGGTGCCGTGTTCTTCGACTACTGCCCGGACGTCGCGTCCTTTGCTCAACCATTCGTATGCGGCGGTGCGGCTGACTCCGGCGTACGCGCAGGCGTCGTCGAAGAATGCGCCCGCTGAGAGTGCTTCCACGACCCTGTCGTGGTACGTCCGGTTGCTGCTGGGATCTGGTCGTTCCAGCAGTTTCGGGGTACGGCCTCGTGGCTTGCCCGTAGC